GGCCTTGCGGCGAAATGTTTTGGCGGAGATTTTGCCAAAGCTGGGGGACATGGGGGCCAAATGGAAGGAAAAGCGGACCCAGAATCTGCTGATTCTGGAGCTGGGCGGCAGGAAAAATGAATTTTACATCTTCGGCGGACGGGATGAAAGCTCGGCAGGACTGATTCAGGGCATGACTTTGGCGGGAGTGCTGATGGACGAGGTGGTGCTGATGCCGAAAAGCTTCGTGGAACAGGCCTGCGCCCGGTGCTCGGTGACGGGGAGCCGGATGTGGTTCAACTGCAACCCGGCAGGGCCGGGGCACTGGTTTTACAAGCAATGGATCCTGGGTGCCCAGGAACGGAATGCCCTGCATCTGCATTTTACCATGGAGGACAATCCATCCCTGTCGGCGGAGATCCGGCAGAGGTATCAGAGGCTGTACACAGGTGTGTTCTACCGACGGTTTATTCTGGGACAGTGGGCTCAGGCGGAGGGCCGGGTGTACGACTTCTTTGAGCCGGAGATGGTAAGGTCTGCACCGGAGGGGAAGTACGAAAAGTGGTACATTTCCTGTGATTACGGAACAGTGAATCCCACATCCATGGGACTGTGGGGGCTGCAGGGCGGTGTTTGGTACCGGGTGAAGGAGTTTTATTTCAATTCCAGAACCAGGATGCGGCAGATGACCGATGGGGAATATGCCAAGGAGCTGGAAAGGTTAGCGGGTGGGCGGAAGATTACGGCGGTGATCGTGGACCCCTCGGCGGCCAGCTTTATTCAGCTTCTGCGGCGGCAGGGCTGGCGGGTACAGCAGGCGAAAAACGATGTGCTCTCCGGTATACGGGCCACGGCTCAGGCATTGAAGGCGGGGAAAATCGTGATCTGCGACGGCTGTGCCGACTGCCTGCGGGAGATGGAGGAATATGTGTGGGATCTTCGCAGCGGTGCAGGCGACCGGGTGAAGAAGGAAAACGACCACGCGATGGACGATATGCGGTATTTTGTGGCTACCGTGCTGACAGCGGAAAGGGAAGGCTTCGCTGTGGCGGCGGTGGAACGGAAAAGCTAAGGAGTGTGAAAAATGAAACGGAAGAAGGAGGAAGCGATGGGGGCGGCGAGTGCCCAGCTTCGCAGCGGAAGTACCCATCCCTACACCAGCATCCGGGGGTATATCCCACTGGGCGGTGGTGAGGAACGGATCTACCGCCAGGTTCGGGAGGCGGTGCCTGTGCTGGATGCGGCGGTGGGGAAGCTGGTGCGGTTAAGCAGCGGCTTTGATGTGAAATGTGCCGGGGTTGAGGCCACTGAAAAACTGCGGCGGTTTTTGGCTACGGTCAACTGCGGACGGGGACAGATCGGCATCGACAGCTTCCTGACGGCTTACCTCGACAGCCTGCTGACCTATGGAAGAGCGGTGGGTGAGATGGTGGTATCCGGTGGGAAGCTGGCTGCGGTATGCTGGGGAGATGTGACAGCGCTGGAGATTCGCCAGGGGGAGTCTCCTTTGGATGTGGTGCTGTGCGGCCCTGATGGACGGGGGAATGTGGTGCCGCTGCCTTATCAGAATTTGCTGCTGTTTACCACGCTCCATCCGGAGCCTGCCCATCCTTATGGAGTGAGTATCCTGCGGGGACTGCCTTTTTTTGCGGATGTTCTCATGAAGATCTACAACACCATCGGTGTGAACTGGGAGCGGGCGGGCAATGTCCGCTACAGCGTTGTGTGCAAGCCCGGGGAGGATATGGACCCGGCAACGGCCCAGGAACGGGGCAATCAGATCGCCAGGGAATGGGCCAGAGCTATGGAGGATGGACGAAACGGTATGGTCCGGGATTTCGTAGCGGTGGGGGACGTGGCCATCAAGGTCATTGGCTCTGACGGACAGGTGCTGGATTCCCAAATCCCAGTACGGCAGATTTTGGAGCAGATGGTGGCGAAAACCGGGCTGCCTCCCTTTTTGCTGGGACTAAACTGGAATTCCACCGAGCGGATGAGCGCCCAGCAGGCGGACATTCTGACCAGCGAGCTGTGGGCTTTGCGGCGGACGGTCCAGCCGGTGCTGGAAAAGATCTGCCGGATGTATCTGGCAACCCAGGGGCTGGAGCCGAAGGTGGAGATCCTTTGGGATGAAATCAGCCTGCAGGATATTACGCAGACCGCCCAGGCGGACCTTTACCGGGCCCAGGCGGAGCATTACAGGAGGGATGGTTAAATGCGGATCAGAAAAGAAACCCAAGTGCAGTTGGGGGGCGAGCCCAGTCAGGGGCAGTTGGAGGCCATCAATTATATGGCAAAGGCCGAACTGACCAAGGATCAGGTGTACGTGTTTTCCGTACGGCTGTGCGATGACCAGGTGGATCGGGATCACGAACGGTTTGACACGGCGGCTCTGCCGGAGCTGGCAAAGCTGTTCATCGGCAAGGCCGGTGTGGTGGATCACAAGTGGTCGGCCGAGTGTCAGGTGGCACGGATCTTTGCCACGGAGGTGGTTCAGGAGGAGGGCGCTTCTTACATCAAGGCCTGGGCCTACATCCGCCGGGGCGGCAAGGGGGATGAATGGATCGCTGACATCGAGGCTGGGATCAAGAAGGAAGTCAGCGTGGGCTGCGCCATGGGCAGCAGCATTTGCTCCATCTGCGGCAGCGACTATGGCAGCTGCGGCCATCAGAAGGGGGAAATGTACGACGGTGTGCGCTGCTGCGCAATCCTGCGGGAGCCTGTGGATGCCTATGAGTTTTCCTTCGTGGCGGTGCCTGCCCAACGGGAGGCCGGGGTGCTGAAGGGGATGGGCCGGGGGGCGGTTAGCCTGAAGGAACTGGCTTACCAATTCGGTGTCCAGGAGGAATACAGAATGTTATGTAAACTCGCGGAGCTGGGTAAGGCCTACACCCGGCAGATGGAAGATGAGGTGGTAAGCCTCTGCCTGATGCTGGAGCTGGGTGTGGAAGAACGGCTGCTGCGCAATGTGGCGAAGTCTGTTGGGCCGGAGGAGCTGGGGGCGCTGAAAAAGGCCCTGGAGCAGAAGGCCCGGGACCTTTTCCCGATGCAGTGCCAGTTGGCGCAGGGCAGGGATGAAAGGGCGTTTGAAAGCGAGTTTCTGATTTAATCCGTCGTTTCACCGGGGATGCCCGGAGGACATATTTTATTTTTTGGAGGAATGGAAAATGAAGGTTTGTTTTGAGGATATCGGGCATATCAGTGCCACCTTTGCGGCAGAAAGCGGCGAGAGTGGTAAGGTGTGCAAGGTTTGCGGCAATGGCGCGGTGGCGCTGTGCGCCGATGGCGAAGCCTTTTGCGGTGTGATGGAATCCGTCCGCAAGGGTTTTGCCGGGGTGCAGCTCCATGGCTTTGTGACCCTGCCTTATACCGGCACTGCTCCCGCATTGGGTTACCAGGCGCTGGTGGCCGATGCCAATGGCGGCATCAAGACTGGCGGCACCAAGGAATATCTGGTGGTCTGCGTGGATGAAAACACCATGCATGCCGTCATCGAACTGTAATAAAGGAGGAAAGAACAATGGCTTTTGATAATCTGAGACTGGAAAAGGGTATGTACCGCCAGGAGGGCATGAATTTTACCCAGGTACTGGAATCCCTGGACCCCAGTGAGAACTACCGCGGTACTGCCCTGGAGGGCACTGACGCATTCCAGCGCCAGCTCAAGCGTTTTGGCATCCGTGTCAAGGGCACTGGTTCTTCCACTGTGGAGAAGTTTTTCCGCAGCATGGATTCTGCGGTTCTGTTCCCTGAGTACATTGCCCGGGCCGTTCGGCAGGGCATGGAGGAGCATGATATTCTGCCTGCCATCACTGCCACCACCACCGTCATTGATGCCATGGACTACCGCTCCATCTACTCCGAGGCGGATGAGGATACCATGGGCATGAAGGCTGTGGCAGAAGGTGCCCAGACCCCTGCCACCCAGGTCAAGACCAAGGAGAATCTGATCAATCTGAGCAAGCGGGGCCGTATGCTGGTGGCAAGCTATGAGGCAGTTCGCTTCCAGAAGCTGGATCTGTTCAGTGTCATGCTGCGCCAGATCGGCAGCTACATCCAGAAAATGCAGCTTGCCGATGCCATTGATGTTCTG